CACATTTATAAGTAACATTCAAATTTTGGTCTCGCTCTGCAAGTCTTTTACCCTTTAAACAATCAGACATAGACTCTTGTATTCTGTGTTCTTGCAATTCTCCTGCAATAAACATACAGAGAGCAACGACACTGCTAATAACCGTTCCCATTAGCAAACTCCCGTTGTTTGTCTTTTAATTTTTCTATATCTTTTTGAGCTTTATCTAGTTGCTTCATTAAAAATTCTATATTAACTTTGTTGGTCATATTCATTTCTTGAGTTTGTTGCATCTTCTCAACTTGTTTATATAAATCTTCAATCAACATAAATTGTTCAGAATCAGCGGGCAATGAACCCATCAAACCTCTCGGCCATTTAATTCTAAACTCCGTGTTATCTTTAACATCGGATTCCATTAATTGTAATCTAGTATGATGTTGATTCTGTGTTTCAATCAAACCAAAATAAGCCCAGGTGCCGATTGCGACGAGCGCGATTAAACTGGCAACCGTCTTCATTGGCATCTGCACTGACGCCTCTTCAGAAATCGTCAATGGTTTTTTCATTAAATACCTTGTAATCTAGGGTCGTCAGAAGTAATATTTTTAGTCGCTTTAGGTCTTGCTATAGACTCTTTACTTCTTTTACGAAGTTGAGCCTTTGCAGATTCTTCTTTTCTTTTATCTTCTTGTTGTTTTTTTAAATCCCATTTAAAATTCATTTGTCCTCCTTTGGTTCTATTTCATAGAACATTTTGTCCGTATCTTCTGTAACCCAATCTGAGCCTTCACAATCCCAAACTGTATTTTGGACTTTATAATCAGGCCAGCTGTCATCAGTAGTATAACTATTAATGTGCCACAAAATACGATTATTAGGCTGAGCTGCATAATTCCCGTTATTAAGAGCCAATATATGCGCGCACTTATGTTCTTGAGGAATTTCACTATGCTCAACATTTAATATATTAGTCTCTGGGTGTGCCCAGTCAATAGTAAAAAGATATTGTCCATGGTAAAATTTCTTATCTTTTCCTAAGAATTTACCTTCTACGCCAGCCAACCAATCAAAGCAATGAACAGAAGGCCAATAACTAAAACAGTTCCACAACTGTAACTCGTCAACCGACATATCCGGCACTTCGGTTCTATCATAACGTTTTTGGAAAAACGCTGAGATAGGCAATCTATAAAAGACCGCACCATTTGGCAACATAACGTGAAATAATAAGGCACGTCCTGATATACTTGCCATACCGAAGATGACACAGTCTTGCTCGCCTTTTTTATCCATGTCCATATCATACAAATATTCGGTACGAATTTTGCAGTAAATAGGTGGTATATTCGCGTTAAGGTAGGCCATACTTTAATCCTTATATTATTGTCATCCATAAATATCTCCCCAGTTTTCTCCTGACTCATAATCAACTTTATTGGGTACCTCTAGTTTAACAGCATTTTCCATAATCTCAATAATTTTATTTGCATGTTCTGGAGACTCTACTGATAAATCTAATTCATCATGAATTTGTATGTGTGCTACAATACCTTCTTTATATAAATCAACCATTGCTTTTTTAGTCATATCTGCAGCACTACCTTGAATTAATTTATTTAAAGCTTTGTAAAGATAAGCTCTTTTAATCCCTGGTCCGTGTTCCCTGAGTGCTTCTTCTTGAGGCAATGCCTTATGTATACCAAACATATTTGGTTCCCATAAATGAAACCTACATAATCTACCTAGCAACGTTCTAATTTGACCTTGATCCTGAGCTCTATTTGATGCAGCATTCATTAAGTTTTTAACAAAAGGTACCTTTGCATGATACTGATTAAATAATTCATCTGCTTTTTCTTTTGTTACACCAAGTTCTGCTTGCAGTTTAGTTTTACCCATACCATAAAACAAACCTAAGTTAATTGTTTTAGCTTGTGATCTAGGTATCTCTGCCATGTCTGCTACAATCTGGTGAAAGTCTGTATCTGTATTTTCATTATACGCATCAACAACATCATACACCGATGGAAATTTTTCTAGTGATGCATAATGTACAACCAATCTTGGTTCTTGTTGTGAGTAGTCAAAACAACCCCAGGTGTGTTTCTCTTCTGGTAAAAATAAAGATCGTATCATAGGTCCTAGATCCTTGTTCCGTGCTGGAAGTTGCTGTAAGTTTGGATTACTATAACTGAATCGTCCTGTTACAGTACCACCTTGATCGGATCTTATTTGATTGATGTCAGCATGAATTCTACCTTTATGTTCATATTTAATAATAGTATCAATAAAAGTTGTGTGTGCTTTATTAATCTCTCTTGCTTGTGCAATTTTTTGAACTAAAGGATGTGTATGTTCAGCTAAAAAATTTTTAGTAAAAGAGGGTGCTTTTATCTTTTCAGAAACAGGATATGGTAAATTTAATTTATCAAATACTTTTGCAATACTTCTTGCAGCCCATATCTGTGGTTCAATACCCGTTTCTTTTTGTACTTCTAATAATAATTGTTCTTCTTGAGATTGTAGTTGAGTCTTTAATTGTGAAGCTCTTTCTGCATCTACTCGCACACCTTTAAATCTCATATCCACCAGACATGGAAATAAATCTGTTTCTAAATTAAAAATAGATTCTATATCTTGTTGTATAATTTCTGTTTTAAATTTTTGCCATAACTCTAAAGTTAACTCAGCATCTTTTTCTGCATAAGCTCCAACATACATTGGTGGTAACTTCCACATATCTGCTTTTGGATCAAGTCCTCTAGATTTTGCTTCATCACTTAAAGCAGTTTCATTTTTACCATGACCTAAATAGTCCCAAGACAATGCATTTAAAGAATATGCAAATCTATTCTCATTAATTAAACTTGCTGCAATCATGGTATCTACTATTAAACCATTGATTTTTATACCTAAATTACGTATCCAACATACGTCATACATAGCATTGTGAAAAATTTTTATGGCTGGACAAGCCATAGTATCAGCAAACCACGCTAATACTTTTTTACGATCCATGTTGCTTCCTGATCCATGAGCAATTGGAAAATAAAATTTTCTACCAGCAACAGCTATAGCAATACCAATTACTTCTCCATTACCTATTACGGACCCAGAACCTTTTGTGATAAGATCAGGATCTCTAGTTTCTAAGTCAATTGCTATTTCATCATAGGACCTTAAGTCAGGAAATTCTTCTGGTTCTATCCATTCTGTTTGTGCAGTAAATATAGGTACTCTCATTATATTTTTTCTTTTAATGAATCTAAATATTCTTGATCTTCTTTATCTAAATCTTCTTGTTTCTTTTTACCAAAAATTTCTTCCCAACGTTTTTTATAATTGTCATTAGGAGGTCGAGACTTACCGTCCCATTGTCTACCTTTTTCTTTTGCCATCTGTATCTCTTGTCTTTTTAATTTCTAATTCACAATAATGAATTATTTTTTCTAGATCTTCTATGCCGTTTTTATTTTTATAACGACATACATATTTAATAACATTTCCCTGAAAGAAACTCAAGTCGTTCTTAGAAATAAACTCATAGGGTTGTATGTGAAAGTCTTTGTAATGACTTCCGCCTATCTGCTTATCTTGTGGAAATATTTTTTCCATATCATCTTTATGTGTCATATTTTTCTCCTTTATAATGTGGTAGTTGTTGATTTAACGGGGTAATATAATACTTGGGAATTGAGGCCCCGAACCAACTTCGTCCGTTAGAACTTGAAGCTACCACTCTCCACGGAAACTGTCCCTCTATCCCGTTCTGTTTAAAACTACAAAGAATAACCATAACGTTCCTTCTTTGGTTTTAATAAGTATAGGCTTTCTTTGGCTCTAGTTGAGCCAACATACCAAACTCTATGTTCTTCATCTGCTTTATCAATATTGTTTTCTACAGATTGTCTAATTTTTCTAGCGTTATCTAATACTAAAATAACATTTTCACACTCACCACCTTTTGCTGCATGAATAGTAGACACTTCTATTCTTGGAGGTTGTGATAACTTATCTCCATTAGATAACATTGTTCTTATATAAAAACATTCATCCTGGTCTGCTCTTGTAAATAAATTATACCAAAGCGCATCTTTACCATAGCCAAAATCATCCATGTTATAATATTGTTTATTTTCTTTAAATTTAAAAAAAGGATTGTCTGGTAAATATTCATGTATTTCTTTTGCATCTGCTAGATTAATTGAATTACCTTTACATAATTCACTAAAGTTTAGTATCGCTTTATATAATCTTACATTGTAACTCTTGCCAAACCTATCTTTAAAATATAAATTATTTGATCTTAATTGTTTAGATATTTCATCAGATCTATAAGTGGTTCTAGTTAGTATTAACCAATTATCTTTTGTTAAATCAATATGTTCAATATTATAAATAAATTCAACATTTCCAGCTGATCCTTTTTTTGGAAAATATTGTTTTTCTTTTCTAGTTTCTATTCTACTAACAATAACGTTAGCTAAATCCTGTATGTTTTTTGGTACTCGATTTGAATAAGGTAATACTATTTCTTCTGCTGGTTCATTTATAAATCTATTAACATCTGCTCCAGCCCAGGCAAAGATTGCCTGATCGTCGTCTCCTGCTAAATAAATATCTTTTGATTTTTCTTTTAATACATCAAACATCATCCATTGTATTGGAGATAAATCTTGAGCTTCATCTATAAATACTACATCAAACTCTTTACATTTTTCTTTTTCATTTACAAACTTTGTAATCATGTCATTAAAATCATAAAGGTTGTCACCTTTAAAATGATTATAATTTAAATAGATATGTCCTAAAGTTTCATAATCAATTTCATTACTCCATTCATTTGTATTAAATTCTTCTTCAGGAGAAATATTTTTTACTTTTGCTTTATTTATAAGTTTAAAATACTCACTATTAAAATTTAAATAACCAGACCCATCTCCAGTATCTGTAACTCTTAAATTTAATTCCTTACCTATTTGTTCATAATGTACTGGTTGTAATACAGATTCTTCACTCATACCTAATGTGTGAAAAGCAAATGAATGTAGTGTTTGAAAATATATCAAATCTTTTTTATCTAATTCAGGATTTCTTTCTAACATTCTATCCTTAGCTTCGTTAGCTGCTTTTCTAGTAAATGCAAAATAACCTATTCTATTTAAAGAAGTTCCTTTTTTAATATATTCATCTACTAAATTTAATAATGTAGTTGTTTTTCCTGTACCTGGAGGACCAAAAATTTTTTTAATCATTAAAAATTTTCTCCCCTGGTATTGTTAATTACTCTTTCTTGTGGTTTTTCATCAGAAAGTAATCCTGGAAACTTATCTAAAGATACTACAGTTACATTAATTGGATTATAAGAATTAGTATCTCCATCTTTTTTTGGAAATCTTTTACTTACACCAAATTTTGCATCAAATAATTTTGTCATTTGTTCTGCAGTTATTTTCCTATCCATTTTCCATTCTTTATTTTTTAAAGAATCAAAAAAACTTGAGTAAACAAAAAAACCTTCATTACCTTCTATTAATACAGCTCCAGTTTTAAATGCTGCGTATGTGGTTGCTTTTGGTCCATGTAAGTATTTAGATAGATACTCTTCTAACAACTCTTCATCTGAAGTACCCTTAGGTGGAGGTGTTGTTAATTTTGGTGGGAATAAATTATCTAATATATCTTGAAATTCATTTTGTTTTATTTTTGGTGGAATCATATCTGCAGCCGCACCAATGATTGCTCTTATA